CCAGATAAAGAACCGATCGGCATTAACGTATCAGCTAAAATTATCAAGAATAAAGTCTCAGCCCCTTTCAGAAAAGCTGAATTTCAAATTATCTTCGGTAAAGGTATCTTTGAACATGAAGAGATTTTTGATAATTTACGTAAGTTAGGTGAATTTGAATATAATGGTAAGAAGGTATGTATTGATGGGGCTGGGGCTTGGAAAACGCTCTTGGTGACAACATTAAGTGGAGCCATTGAAATTGAAAAGAAGTTTTATAAAGCTGATTTCGATAAGATTATGACTGACCCACTTTATAAAGAATATATCGATGCGGCCATTGATAAAGCTTACACTAAGAATGCGTCAGATATTACAGTTGAAGATATTGATCCGGATTCTTATGCTGAGAATGAAGCTGCAGCGATGGCGTTAGTAGAAAATGAATATTTAGCAGGGGATTATTAATGCATACAGAATTATTGATTGATGGTTTAAATAATTTTATTAGACACTTTTCGACAAATCCAAAAATGTCTTTGCATAATGAACCATGTGGTGCGATTTCTGGTGTCTTAGGTACCATTTATCGTGGTATTGAAAAGTATAAGCCAGATAAGGTGACAGTGGTGTGGGAGGGTGGAGGGAGTACTCGGCGTCGAGCCTTATATCCTGATTACAAAGCTGGACGTAAGCCTTTGAGTTTAAATCGGCCTTATGCTGAATATGAGCAACAAAATCCAAATGAACGTGATAATTGGGATTGGCAGTTGAGAACCTTAATTCATATCTTGCCGATGTTAAAGATAGGTCAAATTTATGTGGATGATTGTGAAGCTGATGATGTGATTGCATATTTGTGTAAGAGTAAGTGTAAAGATGATGCTAAGATTATTGTGAGCACTGACCATGATTATTTGCAGTTGGTGGATGATAAGACTCGGGTGTGGGCACCGCGAAAACATAATAGTTTATATGATGCGGCGGAGGTGAAGACGGTGTTTAATATTCCACCGCAGAATTTGTGTGTAGCGAGATGTTTCGTTGGAGATACGTCTGATAACATTAGAGGCATCAAAGGGATTAGTTATAAGTATCTAATCAAATTTGCAACGCGAATCACTGGAGATGATCCTGTGACAATCGAAGATGTGTATGACGAGGTGGTGCCGAAGTATCATGAATTAAAAGCTGCAAAATACCCGATTACCCAGATTGAGAAGATTGTGGTGTTCCCGATGGCGGAGGCGAAGTTGAATTGGCAATTGATGAATTTGGAATTTCCGCAATTATCAGGCACCCAAATTCAACAGTTAACTTATCAACATGATTTGCCTCGTAGAATGGCGCCGAAGTTGGAAGTAAAGAAGTTTATGCTGCAGCAGGGTTTAAATAATTTGGATGTGGATCAATTTGGAATGATGGTACACAATACACTTTTGATGACATAATTGGAAAATTAAATTTTCTTTTAGCTGTAAAAAGTGCTTTTCTCGAATAATATAAGTAATCTATATTATTATTTTTTTTAATTTGACAGGATTTTATATGAGTAATACTGAAAAAAATTTTTCAAAATACGGTAAGAATTTTCAGGAAAAGGTTTTTCAAAGTATGTTATCTGATAGGACTTGGGCCGCCCAGATGATAGAGGTGATGGACCCAAGTTTCTTTGATGTGAAGTATTTAGGTTTTTTATGTGAAAGTTATTTTGCTTATTATGAAAAATATAAATGCTTTCCTACTTTGCAACTCTTAATCACCATTGTAAAAGAGAAGTTTCAAAATAATACGGATACAGTTTTACGTGATCAAATCATTGAATATCTAACTCGTATGAAAACTAACCCTGACTTAGGGGATATTGAGTATGTTAAAGATAAAAGTTTAGAATTTTGTAAGAGACAAGTCTTTAAAGAAGCCTTAGAGAAATCAGTGCAAATGATTCAAACTGAAAATTACGATTCAGTCTTAGGTATTATGAAGGATGCTATTGCTGCGGGTTTACCTGCTTCACAAGGCCACGATTTCTTTGAAGATATGGAGGCTCGTTTTGTCAAGATTAATCGTCAGGCCTGTCCGACAGGTTTGTCACGCTTAGATGAAAAAGATATTTTACGTGGTGGTTTAGGCCGTGGTGAAATTGGTGTTTTAACAGCTCCTACTGGTGTTGGTAAGTCACACTTCTTGGTTGCTATGGGTGCTAACGCGATGCGAGCTGGAAAAAATGTAGTCCATTACACTTTTGAATTAACAGAGACTGATGTTGGTTTAAGATATGATTCCAACCTCTGCGATATTCCTTCCAATGAAGTCTTAGACAAAAAAGAAGAAGTTATTGAAAAGTATAAGTCAATGGACTTAGGACGTTTAGTGATTAAAGAATATCCTACAGGTACTGCGACTGTTAATACCATTCGTACGCATATTGAAAAACTATCCCTTAAAGGTTTTATTCCTTCTCTGATAGTAGTTGACTATGCTGATGTGATGAGATCTAGCCGTAAAATGGAAAGCTTGCGTCATGAATTAAAGTTAGTTTATGAAGAATTACGTAATTTAGCAATGGATTTAGGTGTCCCAATTTGGACAGCCTCTCAAGCTAATCGTGATGCGTCAAATTCTGATGTGGTAGGGTTAGAGAATATGTCAGAAGCTTATGGTAAAGCAATGGTGGCTGATATTGTGTTATCTCTCAGTCGTAAACCTACTGAAAAGGCATTAGGCACTGGTCGTCTGTTTGTAGCCAAAAATCGTGCAGGTCGTGATGGTATCTTATTCCCAATCAATATTGACACAGCTAAATCTAAATTCGCTATTTTAGACGATACTGAGTTAACATTGCAGGAAGTAATTACCCAAGATAAGATGGATTTAAAAGAACAATTAAGAAAAAAATGGAATGAAATACAGAATAAGGATGAATAATGATTAAAGTCTATACCAATGAAAAATTAAAGCAAGTTTTAGCTAACAAGAATATTGATAAATATACTCCTGCCTATTCAGGAGAAAGCGTCGGTTTAGATTTATACTCAACTAAACGAGTACAGATTGACCCGGCTACTACTCATGAAGGTGAAAAAGGTGCAACTATTCCGACAGGTTTGCATATTGCCTTACCTAATTCACACGCAGGTTTAATCTTAGAGAGAGGTTCAGTCACTAAAACACCTCTTAAAATTAGAGCTGGGGTGATTGATCCAGGGTATACTGGAGAAATATTTATTAATGCTATAAATGTGTCGGACACTTCGTATATTATTAGAGAAGGCGACAAATTGCCTTTTCAAATTGTGGTTGTAAAATGTGATCATGATTTTCAGGTTATTGAAGAAAGCGAATACTTAGAGATTACTAAGTCGTCGTTACGTCAGAGCGGTCAAGTTGGCAGCTCAGATCAAAGATAGAAGGTTTTTTTATGAATTATTTTGGTATAGCAATTAACCCCGAATATGATAGTAATCTGAATGAGCAGGCCTATGCTTTATTGAAGGATTATTATATGTTGGAAGGAGAAACTACTCCTCAACAAAGTTACGCCCGAGCCGCTTTGGCTTTTAGTGCTGGCGACACTGCTTTAGCACAACGTATTTATGAATATGCTGCTAAAAATTGGTTTATGTTTAGTTCTCCTATTTTATCTAACGCACCTACTCCTGATGGTCGTAATACTAAGGGGTTACCTATCAGTTGTTTCTTAACTTATGTAGATGACAGTTTAGAAGGACTAATGGAACATAGTAATGAATTGCGTTGGATGTCAGTAAAAGGTGGCGGGGTTGGTGGTCATTGGTCTTCAGTTAGAGCTAATAGTGAAATTTCCCCAGGACCTATTCCTTTTTTAAAGACAGTTGATGCTGATATGACAGCTTATCGTCAAGGAAAAACTAGAAAAGGTAGTTATGCCGCGTATATTGATATTTCTCATCCTGATATTGTGGAATTTTTAAATATTCGTGTGCCAACAGGTGGGGATAGTCATCGTAAATGTTTTAATCTTAATAATGCAATTAATATCACAGATGAATTCATGCAAGCCGTCCTGAATAACGCAGATTGGAATTTAATAGATCCTAAAACAAAGAAGATTAGAGATTCAATTAATGCACGAGAGTTATGGCAGAGAATATTAGAAGTGAGATTTAGAACTGGTGAACCTTATTTAAACTTTATTGATGAAGCAAATCGTAAGTTACCTGATTATATGCAAGCCAAAGGTTTAAAGATTCACGGTTCTAATTTGTGCAACGAAATTCATCTTGTCACTGATAAAGATAGAAGTGCAGTATGTTGCTTGTCTTCCTTGAATTTGGAGAAATTTGAAGAATGGAAGAATACTACTATTGTGGAAGACTGTATTACCTTCTTAGATAACGTATTGCAATATTTCGTTGATCATGCAACGGATGTAGGTTTAAAGAAGGCTCGATTTAGTGCTACTCAAGAACGTTCATTAGGTTTAGGCGCCATGGGTTTCCATGCCTACTTGCAATCTAAGAATATTCCTTGGGAGAGTGCCTTAGCTAAAGCACAAAACATGAAGATTTTCACCTTAATTAAGGAACGTGCTGTGAAACAAACTCAGGAATTGGCTCGAATTAGAGGTGAAGCACCTGATGCTGTTGGTTATGGTGTTAGAAATACTCATCTACTGGCTATTGCTCCTAACGCTAATAGTTCAATTATTGCAAATACATCACCATCAATTGAACCTTATAAGAGTAATGCATATACACATCGTACCCGTGCGGGCGCTCATTTAGTTAAAAATAGATATTTAGAAAATATTTTATTACAAAAGGCAGATGCTTTACCTGTTGACGAGAGACAGCAATGGTTAAATGAAACATGGACATCTATTATTACACATGACGGTTCTGTACAACATCTGGACTGTCTGAATGAATGGGAAAAGAATGTTTTTAAAACTGCCTTTGAATTAGATCAACGTTGGATTATTGACCACGCAGGTGATAGACAAGAATTTTTATGTCAAGGTCAAAGTGTAAATCTCTTTTTTCCAGCAGGGACAGATAAAGCTATTGTGAATGCGGTGCATTTAAGAGCTTGGAAAAACAAATTAAAAGGTTTATATTATCTCAGAACGAATGCTGGGGCGAAAGCTGAAACTGTGAGTGAGAAAGTTCGAACTGAAAAGTTGAAAGATTTTAAAGATACTGAGTGTTTAAGTTGTCAAGGGTAAGTAGAAATTTTATAATTAATAATATTAATAAATGAATAAGAGAATAAAAATGAGTTTAACAGAGAGTAATATTACATACAAACCTTTCCAATATCCTTGGGCCATGGAAATGGCAGAATCCCATGAAAAAATTCACTGGGGGAGTTGGGAGGCTAAGCTACAAGAAGATGTCAATCAATGGAAAAGTGGTAAAATTTCACAATCAGAAAAAAATCATATCACCCAGATCTTGCGTTTATTTACCCAATCAGATGTGGCGGTCGGTGGTAATTATTGTGATTTATTCATTCCTAAATTTAAGAATAATGAAATCCGTTCGATGTTACTGTCTTTTGCAAATCGTGAAGGCACCCATCAACGTAGTTATGCCTTATTGAATGATACTTTAGGCTTACCAGAAGAAGAATATTCGGCGTTCTTGGCTTATCATGAGTTAAAAGAAAAGATTGAATTTATGCAAAAAGCTGATGTCTCCACTAAAAAAGGTTTAGCCTGCGCCTTAGCTCAATCAGCTTGTAATGAAGGGATGTCGTTATTCAGCGCTTTTGTCATGCTGCTCAATTATCAGCGTTATGGTAAAATGCGAGGTATGTGTGAAATTGTAGAATGGTCAATTCGAGATGAGACTATGCATGTGCAAGGCATGACACAATTATTTAGAGAATATGTTAAAGAAAACCCTAGAATTGTTAATGATGAATTAAAGTCAGAGATTTACCGTATGTTTACTTGCGCTGTGGATTTAGAAGATAAAGTAATTGATTTGGCTTATGATATGGGAGGAACTGAAGGATTAACGGCTTTGGAAGTTAAACAATATATTCGATATATTGCTGATAGACGTCTAATTCAGTTAGGTTTAAAACCGGTGTTTAATATTAAGGTTAATCCTTTACCTTGGCTGGATTGGATTATTAATGGGGATAGTTTTAAGAATTTTTTCGAAGGGGTTGTGACAGATTATAATGCTGATGGAATGTCCGGACAGGATTGGGGTTGGAGTGAATTATTATAAAATTTAAGGTGCTTTTGCGACTCTAATAATTTCATGAGGATTAATGTTAATATAATGTTCAGGGTGCCATTTCTCTGTACTCTGGCCACGAAAATCTGATTTTGGATATATTTGTGCTAATGCTTTCTTAATTTGATCAACAGTTAATTTCGAACCACCTGCATCAACTAACTCTTGATTAGCTGCTTCAATGGCATTTCTAAATTTTGTTCTGTCTATTACTTTAAAACCATAACCTTTTGGAACTTTATCCAAATCTAATAATAATTCTGCCATCACTTCTCTATAATCATCTGCCTTACGACTAGGTTTAATTAATTTGTTCATATCGTCAGCGGATAATAATTTAAAATTATATTTGTCTCCATTGTCTTTTGATAAACAGTCTTTTGTAGTGGCAGTCGTAGTCTCAGTCTCCTCAGTGTCAGTATCAGAGGTAGCTACACCATTTGCAGCTACAATAATTTCATCGGCGTTAATATTAAGAAAACGAGTAGCAACCCAAAATTCATTATGTCCTTTTTTTGAAGCATTCGGGTATAATTTTTTAAGAGCTTTGGCAATTTGCTTTGCGTTTAAACGTGCGTCTTTCAATTTCTTAGCATACGCATTTCTTTCTACATCATTTTTATTAATGAATCCAAAACCAGCTGTGGAAGGGAAATCTGGCTCTAATAAATACTCGGCCATTTGTTGATAGTAATTTTTCTTTAATACACGTTGTACAGGTAATTTAAAATTATCTGTATGGGCATTGTTTTCTCTAAAACATTCTTTAGTTGTTGCTTCGACATTTTCTGAAGTTATTACTTCTCCTGACATCTTCTTAATTTTATTTTTACCACCGACTTCAAAATCTTCTAAGGCTTTTTTTGCAGCGGAAATGTCTTTACTTTCTAAAAATTTCAATTGAATATAATTGATGAAATTATAATCAAGTATTAATCTTTTATTCTTAATAGGTGCATAGTCGAAGTAAGACGTAATCCAATTTTTAAAATCGATAAAGTTTAATGGAAAATCATTAAAAGTTATAGCATGCAGCGCGTTAATAGAATTAATTTTTTCAAAAAAATCTTTTGCTGCTTGTTTAATGTCAGATTTTAATATAAATATTTCAGAATTATTTATTAAAATCTGATCTGTTTGTAATGTTAAATGTTTAATAAATTCATTACGCATACTGTCAGGTTTGACTGAATAATCAGCGTAATCTTCATCAATTTTATCATTAGAAATGAAATAAGTTAACCAATCATATAAAATAACATCCTTTAAATCTTCTGATCTTTCAACGTTTGGATTAGGATGTGTTGTTAATTCTTCTGTATTTTTAAAATCAATATAACAATTTTCAAATTGTTTTTGTTTTGATTGTAATGTTGTAATTAAAACTGTTTTAGAATCCTTTACAGCTGTTTGGGCATTTTCTGTTGCGCCTGTCAGATTTTGAGTGCCTGTGGCTTGTTTTAATGTTAAAGCGACTAATAATGCTTGATATTTTTTACTCTTTTCAGAAGAATTAGTTCTTCCGTTGGCTATTACTGTAATTTTTCTATTTAATTTTTGTAATTGTCTTGAACTTAGATTTAACTTATCTTTTAATTCGGCAAAACCTACTTTTTTTATTTCTTCCGGCGTTGCATTTTGTAAATTAACAGCTGTATTTTGTTGTGTTGTTGAATCTGTTGTAGTTGTTGTAGTATTAGCGGAACCATTAGCGTCTAAAACAGGTAATAATGTTTTGATTTTACTAATTACCTCATTGACTGTAATATCATCTTTTGATGTATTAGCTAATAATTTAGAAATCATATTTTTTATTTTAGCTTTGATACCTTTGATAGGCACTTTGTAAGTGAATCCATCCGTAAGATGATTTTCAATAACATATAAATCACCACCAACCAAATTATAAGCATCTAAATCTTTAATTGTATCAATCTCACTTTCGAATTCTTTCAAAATTGTATCACTATTAGCGATTAATTTAGTAAATAAAGTTTCTCTCAATAAATCTGGATTAAGAGTTAAAACAACTGATAAATCCGACGGTAATTGAGAAACTTTATTGATAAAGTCAGCTTTATTTTGACTTTTTAAAATTTCTTCTAATTTATTATTTAACAAGGTTTTAAAAGTTGCGATATTACCTAAGTCACTCGTATAAGCACTATCATTTAGAAAAACATATAAGGCTTCAATAAGACCTGTTGAAATAATTTGATTTTTAAAATCAGATGAATTCGTATCAACATTTTCTGTTAATAATTTTTTTTTATAATTTTCTAGTAGTTTTGCTTGAATTAGTTTTTTAATGGTATATTCTGAAATTACTTTCATTGTTGATAACCTTTTTAGATATAATTAATGATTTTTATTATAAATATTGATATATATGGAATAAAATTTGGAAAATAAAACATGATAAGAGTATCAGAACAAGAGTTAACTCGAATAGTCGTGGAAAGTTTACGATTGATGGAGCGAGGTCAATTTTCAAATGCAAATTATCGAAGTGTTTTAAATGAAACAGTCTCGATGTGGATTGATCCTGAGACTGATAGTCGAATTGATGATCGGGCTGAGAATGTGGATATGCCACCTGGGTCTTTAGCAGCGGTCTATCGTAAGGGATTAGCAGATTGGATTGAACATAATCGTTATGGAAAAGGTAAAGAGCAACACATGTATGCTTTAAATGATGTGGAGTCATTTATTCATAATCGACATGATATTAGGTCTCAATTTCCTGTGGAGTGGAATCGTGTCAAGAATTTTCGTTTGAAACGTCGACAGAAAGAATATCGTAAACAGTTGATGAAAAAACGTAAAGCTTACGAAAAAGAACAAAAAAGAAAAGAAAGAGAACGGGCCGAGGCGAGAGAAAACGATTAATTTAATTTCTTGTATAAATAACTTTCTGATGATATAATAGAAGTATCTATTTTAAATTAAGAAAGATTTGCTATGAATTGTATTTATAATGTATCTCCGAATTTAAAGGTTGTAGAATTACGTCAAGAACCTGTAATGATTAATATTACTAATATTGATGAGGAAACTGCAGCTGAGTTTCGAGAGGCAATGTCGATGGCCCATAATTCAGGTCAAGATGTAATTCCTATTATTATTGATAGTTATGGAGGTAATGCTCATAGCTTATTATCTATGATTGACACTATTCAAGACTCTAAGCGTAAAGTCGCTACCATTGTGGTAGGTAAAGCTTTAGGCAGTGCTGCTATTTTAGCTGCCATGGGTAATAAAGGCTTACGTTTTATTTCACCCTACGCTTCAATGATGTTAAATAATGTTAGTAAAGAGAGTTGGGGTAAAACGGGGGAATTTAAAGCTGATACTCGTGAAGTTGAACGTCTTTATAAATTTGTGTGTCAATTGATGGATAAGAATTGTGATAAAGAAAATGGTTATTTTGAATCTTTAATTAAAGATAAAGGCGGGTCTGATTGGTATTTAGAACCGATGGATGCCGTTGATTTTGGTTTGATAGATCATGTGAGATCACCTTGGTTAGAAGTTGACATTAATCCTGTTTATTCTTTTGATGGTATTGTATATAAGGAGAACTTAGATGAAATTGATTAGAAATATCTCTCGTAAGATTAAAGAATTAGAGATGCGAGTGGCACCGGTTATTATTTGTGTGAATGAATTTAATGAAGAGAATGCTAATCAGTTTATTAAGGAAATAGGTTTAGCCCATAATACAGGACAACCTATTATCCCTGTCGTCATTGATAGTTATGGTGGTGATGTATATGCGTTAAGTCGTATGATTGATGCTATTAAGAATGCTACATTACCTGTGGCGACAATTGTCGAAGGTAAAGCCATGAGTTGTGGTGCCATTTTAATGACATACGGCACGAAAGGTTATCGTTATTGTAATGGTGACGCAACAGTAATGATGCATGATATTAGTTCAGGTGCCTTCGGTAAAATTGAAGAAGTTAGAAGTTCTTTTAAAGAAACTGAACGTTTGCAATTAAAGATTTTATCTGAGGTAGATAAGAATTGCCAACAAGAGACAGGATACTTTGAAAAGATGATTCATAGTAAAGGTCGTTCTGATTGGTTTATAAATCCTCAGGAAGCCGTAGAGATTGGAATGTGCGATAAATTAGGTAATCCTAATTTAAAGATTGATTTCAGAGTAGATATTAGTTTTAAACATTAAGGATAAACATGGAAAAGAAGATTTTTTTATACGATGATAATATCGGGTTTGTAGAATATATTCAACATATGGGACATGATTTAACGATTGTCAATGCTGCTCGAGCTTCTACAGGTAAGGAGTCAACCGTCTTTGAAGAGAAAGACAAGAAATTATTGGATTTTTTAATTAGATCAGGACATACTTCTACCTTAGAGCATAATTTGTTAACTGTTAGATGTAAAGTTCCTCTGTTTGTTTCGAAACAACATATGAGACATCGCACTCAATCCTATAATGAAATTAGTCGACGATATACAGCTGAGCAAATTGATTTTTATTTTCCACAAGCCTTAAGGCCACAAGATAAAAAGAATCGTCAAGCAACATTACAAGAAGATTATAATCCTACATTAGATAGCACAGGATTAACAGCCTCAGACAGTTTACAACAACATTGTGAAACTAGTTTAAAGGTATATCAAGAGATGATTGATAAAGGGGTTGGACGAGAATTAGCTCGTATGTATTTACCACAAAATCTCTATACTACCTATTGGGCCACGGCTAATTTACATAATTGGATGAGTTTTATTGAAAAAAGAGACAATATTGATGCACAGTTAGAAATTAGACAATTAGCTCAGGGTGTATCCCAGATCATTCAGGAATTATGGCCACAAGCCCATGAGGCATATAATAAATATAAGAGTTGAATGCATCCAGATATGTAGATATTAACAATGGGATAAAAAATGTTGATATCAGAATTAAAGAAATATATTACAGAAATTTTACTACAGGAAGCTCAAAATCCATCTGCTTCCAAAATTCCACTCGGTTTAATTAATGATATTTTTTATAATGTTCATGATGAAGTATTACCGACAATCTTTGATTTTCTCTTAAATAATAATCTAAATTTAGATGAATTATTTTCTCAAAATTCGCAATATGCCATTCCATTACAAAAATTAATCGATCAATCTCAACAACATTTAGTTCCTTTTTATGATATTTTAATCGAAGATAGAAATTGGAATTTTTTAAATCAAATTTTAATTAAGAATGGTGTTTTAAAAACTGACAGTATTAAATTAGATGTAGGGTATTATCATAATGCAGGTTGTCTCTGGGATCCTAATTCAAGATTACCGACAATAGATTCTACAAATTTTAGCGCATTAGGATTTTGCGATTTTTCAACATATGATAAAAGTCAACAAATGATTGAAATTTTCATTGGTTTAAATCTGAGTCATTTTTTAACACCTTATTTTTTTGATTTATATGCAAATGATCGTCAAAAATATTTTGCTGAAACTAATCGAAAAACCCGCGATAACAATGAATTAAGAATTACCATTCGTCATGAGTTAGAACATTATTATCAATCTGCCAATCAATTATTATATCAAGTACAGAAAGAATATCAGATTAGATTAAAGTTTAATAGCTTTATGAATATTACTGATGATTGTCATAATATGATTGAACATTATATGTTATCCGATGAAATCGTGAAAGGCTTTGGCTTTGCTAATATTAAGACTAATCACTTAAGAACGAGTAAAAATCCATTTAAAATGCGTTCTGATTTTTATGCGTCAAGAATTGACAGAGTTTATCTATATAATGAAGCTGAAATTCCTAATCATTTAAATGATTTCTGTTTACTATTTACCTCCTATGCCCGATATGTTTTTGCCGACGCCGATGGTGCTTTGTTATGGCTACGCGATTTTCTGCGTTATTTAAAAGGTTGTGATGTGCAATATGTGATTAATCAAATGTGGGAATATTTAGACTCAGGTTTATGGTATACTAGTCAGATCACACCTCATCCTAATGTGCTAGCATTTTTTGAAGATCGTCGAATTAACGTCTGGGATGAGGAGTTTAGAGGTTATATTGGATATTTTATTGAAAATATATGTCGGGCTTCAAAGGTGCTTTTATTTTTACATGAGATTTTTAGTGATGCTAATTTAATAGAACAGTCTTTACGGAAAGAGTTAGTAGATGTGGAAAAGTATATGCAGGAATTTAAAAAGGTCAAAATATATATTATTGAAAAATTGATTAATAAAGTTCATAAATTATGGGATGATACAAAAATCAATGCCTTAGAACATTAATCTTCGAAATAAATTTCATCGATAAACTGTTTTATCCAAATCGCCGGGACAAAATTTACTGAACCGTTTAAATAATATTCTATTTCGTCATATTCAGTGGCGTCTTTCGCTGAAATGTATTGTAGAATGAGACCGATTTTATCTTTATATCTAAACAATTTGCCATTAATGCTTTTTTTATCTTTTATTTTGTGTAAAAGGTCTTCCATTTCTTTATAATATTCTATCTTTATTAAATTAATTAGGAGTAAAAATGAGATTACATGATAATTCTATTTCCCATATTGCCAAAATTGTGCAATTGGCAATTTTAACCGGTACTGACATTGTGGATAATTTAAGGGCAATTGAATTTCAAACAGTTGAAACTGAATTATTAGATATTAATCCGGAATATTTATCGGTTTTTGAAGAAAATTTAAATAAGTTATTGCAAACAGCATTAACTGAAGGTTTAGATCTATCCCCATCTGAGGAGTAATTACTATGAATGACAGATTAAGTCAAATTTTTGCAAAAAGGGAAACCTTTATGCAATTGCTTAGACAAAAGTTTCCAGCGGCTTATCCTGTAGATTGGCCAGTGGATTTAAGTAATAAAGATGCCCAACAAAATGTTAGAGATATTGCCTTAAAAGGTGTTGAAGAAATGTTTGAAGCCTTACAACATCTAAAAAATTGGAAACAACATCGGGAAACTGAAGTACCTGAAGTTGATAAGGATGAATTTTTAGAAGAGGTTGTAGATTCTTTCAATTATTTCTTTTCTTTACTTATTTTGGCAGGCTTTAATGAAGATGACTTCTTTGCTATGTTTGAAAAGAAAGATAAAATAATTAGAGACAGATTGACTAACAGATATTAATCGGTGTCTGATATTCCTAATTATCATTAATGAATTTAGGAATATGATGAAAAGAAAACGATTAAATAATTTAATCAAACATAGAATATCAAGTTATCAAAGTGTCTTGGAATTGTGGGACATTTTAGAAACAGATTTAATTTATTTAACAGGATTGTATCCTGAATTTGAATTACATGCTGAAATTGGGTGTGAGGACGTTGATTATTACTATTTTAATAATTTGAATATTGTAATGCAAAATCAAATGAGCGATTACAATTTTAAAACAGAATTTTTGAAAAATTGGGATATTACTTTTGAGATTGAATTAGCTTATAAAAAAGATACAGAATATTTAACACAATTTACCACAGCTTCAGATTTAAATTTTAAAATCTTAGATGAAAACAAAACGATCAGAATATTTTTAGATAGTTTGTTTTTAGGAGATATTGAACATATTAAAGATTTTAAAAAGGAATTTATTTTAGGATTGATTGGGGAAACGCAAGAATGTTTGACGATAAAGAGATTAAAGATTAAAGACAAACATTTGATTTTATTAGATACAATGATAGAAGAAATTTTAGCTTTAATGGAAATAAATGGTTGTGATTATGCAGAAGCGCAACATGAAATTTTGTTTTTTCGTAAAGAGTCTTTTAACAATTGGACTTTTGAAAAAATAGAAAGTTTAAGATTAGAATTAGATGAAATATATGATTGTATTAAAATGTAAAAAAAAAATAACGTATTATAATAAAAACAAATAAACACACAAAGGAAATTTAAATGTTAAAGCAAGTTGGAGAAAACGCTTATATGTTAACTGAAGATACACCCGTTAGAAAATCAAATCAAGAGGTAATTAATTTGACTAAAGAAAAGCATACTAAAACTCGTTTCGATCGTTGGAAGGTTTATTTAGCCTCAGGTTGGTTTAATCCTGTAGCTTTAGATGAATTAATTCAATTAGAGAATTTCTTTGATGAATTAAATGATAAAATCGATTTAGCAGCCCCACGTCGTATTTTCGTATGTCCACCTGATGCTTCACAAGCTGTGCAAGATGATACATTTAAAGGCAACTGTCATCACATTGAAACAGCTGATTTCCTCTTAGTTAATACCCGTGATAAAGACATGGGCACTATCTGGGAAGCTGGCTATGCATATGCTCATAATAAACCAATTGTATATTATTGCTCAGGTTTACCAGCTGGCGCTAAATTTAATTTGATGCTATCACGTTCTGGTATTAAGGTCTGCACTTCAATTGATGAATTAAAAGATTATTTTAATCGTTGTTTTGAAATGGGTGGTTTAATTGTTGAAAACTATGATAGGGAAATTGAGTAAGACATGCTGCATCACATTTCAGATCAAGAATATTGTCAGTTAATTGAAGCTGAGTTCTCTCGAAATGAAAGTGTTGCAATTAAAACAGCCTTACTTAATAAAGCGACTTTAAAAAAATGTATAATTAGCTTTGTGTTATGTTGTGTCGGTGATTTATGGTCATCCTTTGATCATTATGCAATTACACATGACTGGATTTATACACAGATTGCAACCGGTTTAATTTCTCAGGCAATTTGGTTAACCTCAGGTTTTTTATTTTTTGATGCAACCGATAAAAAGGAAAGAATTGCCATTGGTATTTCAAATGCTTTAGGTTTTTCTGTCGGTTCAACTTTAATGTTAATGTATCTAAAACCTTTTTTCAATTCATTTTTTTAGAAAGTAAATTATATGCCAGAATTAGAGCCTTTTATAGAACTATTTAGACAAATGAATTTTGAAATTAATCAAATCAATCGTCATACCTATATGGCAACAAAAGAGAAAGATAATAAAATTGAAAAGCAAGCCCGAATATCAATTTGGGATATCTGCAATTTAAAGTGTACGTCAGTTCATATGAGCTTGTATAATGTTTATTCACAACCGACTCGAAAAATTATTGGGGCTGACTACACTAATTATAATCCTGAACAAATTAGAAACGATTTACAAGAATTTTATAAAGAATAAAGAGGTATTATGTTAAATATTACAGGTGAAAATTTTGA